AATGAAAACATAAGTGTTCAATTCCATCATGCTCATTTTGTTCTTATCCATGCTGTACAGATAATCTACAAACTGCTGTTTCAGCTCTGCTACGGTCATTCAAATACTCCTTTCATAGAAAAACGCCGGGACTTTTGCCCCGGCGCTCTGGTTTGCAAAATCAGCTCAGGGGCTGAACATTTTCCATTTTGGAAAAAGTTGCCGTGATTCGGTTATGCGCAGTTGCCGCAGCCGGTCCCACAGCCATAGTAAATGGCGTTGGGGTTGGGCACCTGATAGGCAGGCACGGGAGCTTTCTGCTGCAGAGTCCCGATGATCTGGTTGGTCTGCGCGTTCATCGCGGTGGTCAGGAACGCGCTCTGGCGATCCTGAGAAGCAGCCCGGCGCAGCTCGTTGTTCTCGCTCTGCAGGGTGGCGATCTTATCGTTGGTCAGGAAGTCGAGCACCGCGCGGGTGTTGCTGTTCTGATTCTCGATGATGTCCCGGGTGTTGTTGTTCATGGCGTTCTGCGTTGCGCAGAAGCCCTGCTGCATCTGGTTCCGGGTGTCGCACTCCTGAGTGGCCAGATTGTAGTTAACGCCCTGGATCGCGGTCTGGGTCTTGCAGCAGCAGTCTGCCAGCTGTGTAGCCAGAGCATTCTGACCCTGCATCAGCGCAACGTTGGTGCCGTTGAAGCCCTGCTGCATGGCGTTGGTGACACCGTTCAGGCCCTGCTGCACGCCGTTGAAGCCCTGAAGCATCCCGGTGTTCATGGCATAGAAGCCATCACACAGGCCGCTTTCAAGCCCGTTCAGCTTGTTCATGACGCTCTGGTTGTCGAAGCCACGCTGCAGGTCTGCCTGTGTGACAGCGCTGGTCATATAAGGCGAAGCGCCGCCCATGCCGCCGCCCCAGCCAAACATGCCGAAGATCAGAAAGAGGACGATCCAGCCCATCCAGTCGCCGCCCCAGCCATTGAGGCCGTTGCTGTAGCCGTTGGCGGGCTGTACCGGCATAGTCAGAACCGTGCTATCAGAAGAAAGAGACATAGTTTTACTCCTTTACGTTAGATTTTGAAATTTATTCTAAATGCGGCCGCATTTTAGAATCCAAACATATTTTTCATGCCGTTGAGCATCGGCGCGATCTGCTGCGCCCGCTGCTGAATGGCGTTGAGCTGCTGCTGTGAAAGCTGGCCGGAGGTGAGCATCTGGTTTATCATCTCCTGCGGGTTCTTTCCCTGCATCTGGCCCATAAACTGCTGGAACTGCCCGCCAATAGGGTTCTGAGCCTGTCGGCCCATCGAATTAAACAAGCTGCTGCCCATCGTTTAGCCCTCCTTTTCCGGCTCTGGTGCTTCTTGCTTCTCCAACGCCGCCAGCTTTGCCGCCAACTCGTCGAACTCCTTGCGGGTGACATACTCCCCGCCTGCGGCTTGCGTGGCTGCAATCGACGCTTTGGGGACGCTGGTGCGTTCCTTGTAGTCGTAGATTCGGAGCGGAAACGGCCTGCCGTCCTGCCCAACTTCTTTGATGTAAAAGGTATCGGAATCAGCATCCAGTAAAAGCACCCGGCTCCCGTTGGCGACCAGATAGCCCCGGGCCGCTGCTTCGCCTTGCACCCAGATAAAGCCGCTGTCAGTCGGTGCGGCCTGCCCCTGCATTGTCGGCATCATGACGGGCTGGGGTTGGTACTGTGCTGCCCTGAGCTGTTCAAGCTGCCCCTGCGGCTGTTGCGGGTAAAACACTTGCGGGTATCCGTTATAGATCGGCATCGTTTTCCTCCTTGTACCAGTAGTAGATCGGGCATTCTGCGCCACTGTCCCAGCTGTCCCACCACGCGCCGTCGATGACGGTCAGAACGTGGCCGGAGCAGCCCAGCACATACACGCCGTGCGGGTACTCCCGGGCAAAATCTGCCACGGTGTAACAGGTGGTGCAGTCCGCCTCCACCATGCCGCGCTTGTAACCCTGCTTTTGGAGGTATGCGCCCCATGTGCGGTTGGCGCTGGGCATATCGCCGACGATAAAGCCAGTAAGCGCAAGCCCAAGGTAAGCTTTCTCCCAGTCTTGGCCCGTTGCGGCTGCCACGGCCCGCACTACGCAGTCCCCTACGCTGCTCCCGCGCGGGTTCGGGTTAAACTTGTGCCACATGGTGCGCCCCTCCCTTTGCGACCATAGTACCTTTTCTGCTGAACCCATGCGTTAAACGAACGTACAACGAAGGACAAAAAGAAAAGCGCCCACACGGCACAGGACTGTGTAGGCGCTCAATCATTTGCACTCAATGAGTACAATATTTTCAAAAAGTGCTTGACGTTTACACTCATTGGGTGTATAATAAAGATAGTGAAAGATACAAACACACAACATGGAGGTGCAAAATTATGAGAAACGCTATTGAAATCGCCGCTGATATCCGCAATACTGCAGCGTGGGATCTCGAGCTGTGCGAAGAACTGTGCGAGGCGGCCGGAATGGAAGACGAGTGGAACACGGCAGACGGCGATAACTTTGAGGCTGTCGTTGAAGCCGCCGCTGAAAAACTGGGCGTTGAGATCTACTAAATAAAAAATCCCCCGCCCGATGCTTGCCACACCGAACGGGGGATTTTGTGAAAGACACCTCACACGGAGGTGTGCATTTATCCTATCACACGAAAGGAAGGAAGTCAATCATGTATACCAAAGCAGAGCTTTTTTCAATGGCCGCAGAGCAGCCGAAGGAAATCTTTGTCAACAACATCACTCTGAGCGTACCAGACGATGCTGACAGCTGCCTTAATCTGGATGCTGAGAAGGAAAAGCTGTCCTCCATCTGGGATCTGGCGCACTTGTCTATGCGGGAGCTGGTCTCACGCACTGGCCTGTCTCAGACCGCTTTTGCAAAGCGGACGGGTATCCCGCTTCGCACGGTGCAGAACTGGTGTGTCGGCACCCGCGACTGCCCGGCATACGTCCGCTTCCTGCTGGCCGAGCACTATGGGCTGATCTGAGGGGGATTCCGGTATGGCATCAAAAGACTTGACGGGTCATACTTTTGGGAGCTGGATCGTGATAGGTGCATCCGAAAAGAGCGGCTATGTAAAATGCCGCTGCAAGTGCGGCACAGAAAGAGATGTCCTTCGAGAATCCCTGACCCGAGGGGCAAGCAAGTCCTGTGGGTGCGTTCATACCAGGAGCGAGGCCCAGCTCAAGATGGACGAGCGGAGAAAAAAAGAGGGAGACCTTACTGGAAAGCGGTTTGGGCGTTGGACTGTCTTGCATCGTGCGGAAAAAGATGGGTATTTTACATGCCAGTGTGAGTGTGGCACTATAAAAGATGTGTATCGGCATAGCCTTATGTCCGGAATGAGCACAGGCTGTCAGCATTGCGCTTTCTCGCATAGCGATGCAATGAAGAGCGCAGCAGCCCAAAAATCCGCCAAAGCAAAAAAATCCGCTATCGAAAAGTACGAAGGGAAGACTGTGAGCGGCTGGAAGATCATCGAAATCCTACCCCCTCGAAAGCCAGACGTATCCATGTGGTGCAAAGCAGTCTGCCCGCAGTGCGGAAAAATCGTTGAAGTCAGACTTTCAAACATAACACGCACTAACCCTATACTTCGGTGCTCCGACTGTGCCCGTGACATGAAAGACAAGGTCGATGTCATCCACAGCGTTACCCAGGTGGATGGCTCTTCCCTCTCCTCTGTGAAATCGCGGATGGGCGGAAAGGTCAACCGGAACTCCAAGACCGGAGTAAACGGCGTTGTAAAAAGGCCGAACGGGCGGTACTTTGCCTATATCAACTTCAAAAGGAAACAAATTTATCTCGGCCTGTACGAAAGCCTTGACGATGCGATTGCCGCCCGGAAAAAGGCGGAAGCGGCGATTTATGGCGAGTATCTTGACCAGCATGAAGGTTGGGATGAAGAGCTTGCAAGCCGTCTCAAAGAACTCAAAAAAGAGAAAAAATAGAAAAACCCCCGATGCTCCAAACGGAACACCGGGGGTTTGCTTTACTCAAAAACTTTTGCAATGCTTTTCAGCCGATAGCCTATTGCCGTCCGGCTGTAATGCGTCTGTGCTGCAATGTCCGGCAATGGAAGCCGCTCAACGTACCGCAAAAGAGCTATCTTCCGGTCTACCCTCCCAAGCGGTGCGGTTTTGATGGCGGCGGTCATCTGTTGTCGGTCAAGTCCTTGCAGGCACAGTGGCAGCACCACACGAGCCGCCGCCACAGGCAGCACCGAGCCAGAAAGGCTGCGGCAACTCTCCGGCGTTGCGCACCATTACGGGGACGTTACCGAAATGGTCGATTTTGCCGCATCTCTTGATCTCACAAAATCGTTTCTGTTCGTATGTAGTGCTTGCCATGATATCCTCCTTACTGCTTTTCCAGCGCCGCTTTCATGCGGTCAAAGAAAAACTGGATAATGGTGCCGATGGTCTCATCGGTGATGGCCCACGAGATGAATTTGCCCCACTTGCTGGCGCTGAGAGCCGTGCGGAGCATCTGCGCCACCCACGCCTTGCGCTCTGCGCCTCTCTTGGTGCCCTGAATCTCATGTTCTGCCTGCTCGATCAGGTCGAGCACAGTGCCCTTGACAGCCGCACCATAGCCCAGCCGGATGCAGCCCAGTGCATAGAACGCAAGGCCGCCCAGCATGAGCACGAGGGCCACAGGGGCGGGAAGTGCGGTCAAAAGGTTACGAATCGCTTCCATGATTGGTAACTCCTTTCAAAAGATAGTTGTCGATGTCGGTGCGGCTCTTCTGCATCCCCTCGCGATTGTTGCCGGACAGCTGCGCATCCAGAAGGTTGCGCACCCCGTCGAGGGTCAGACGGCTCACCTCGTCAATTTCTTCAAAGCGGCGCAGATCTCGGGCAAGGGCCTGCGTGTGTTGGAGCTGGCCCTGCTCTAAGGTGCCGATGCGCTTGTCCATCTCATCCAGCCGCTTGTTCTGCACGTTGTCCGGTTCCTGCGCCTTTTTGATGTACTTGTGAATGATTTCCAGCACCTTGTCAATGGTGATGGCTGCAGCACACAGGCTACCCAGGATGCCAAGCACCCACAGCAAAGCTTCTTTTTCGGTCATTTGTCCTCCCGGAGACGGGTCAGACCCTTCTTGCGGATGATACGGGAGTAGTTGATCTCTGTCACGTTGAGGTCAACATTGCCGGAGATGCCAGGCACGCTGCCTTTGCTGGTGTGCTGGTGGGCATTGTACTTGAAGTCCACCTTCGGGGTCTTGCCGGTGTAGTCAGCAAGCCACACGTCCCACCGGGAGGATAGCCTGGCCATATCCAGTTCGTATTTGTAGCCGGTATAGGTGTAGAGCTGGGCGTAAAAGCCCATCTTTTCCACCTGTTCCAGCGCGTAGGCGGTGAGGTTGGTGAGGTCGAGGGTGCTCATGGGTTTGAGTTTGTTTTCCTCCACGTCCACCGCGAGGGGCATGGTAAGCTTCTTGCCGTAGACCGCCTGCCGCACAAGGGCAAGCTCTGCATCGGCCATCGCCTCGCTGGTGGCGTAGGTGTAGTAGTAGACACCCACGTCCAGCCCAGCCGCTTTGGCGTTGCGGTAGTTCGCTTCAAAGGTGGGGTCGATGTACAGGCCGTCTGCTCGCTTGGAGAGCTTGTGGTTAGTGCTTACGGTCTTGAGCATGGCTCCCTTGTAGCCCGCTGCTGCCACCTGTGCCCAGTCGATGGTGCCCTGATACCGGCTCACGTCAATGTACCGGTAGGGCGGTTCACCTGCCCACCCGGTCACGGTGTCCACAGTGGGCACGTCCGGTGCAGGGGCAGGCTCTTCCTTGTCGGCGCTGTCACCGGCAGCGTGGGAGAGCGCAGAAAAGATATCCCGCAGGAAGTCAAGCATCACTTTCCACCTCATAAAATCCATCCTCCGTCAGCTTTTTCATCACGGCATCCTTGTACCGGTCAGGCACGTTGTCGATGGTAAAAGCGCCGTCAAAGCGGTGCAGCTTGATTTGGGTCACATAGAACAAAACCATAACATCCTCCTTTACTGTGCGGCCAGCAGGTCGAGCATAGCCGCTTCCAGAGCAGCAAGGCGCTCTTCTGCGGTGGGAAGCTGTGCCTTTTCCTCTACTTCCTTGCGGGCCTTTTCCTGTGCAGCAAGCTCTTCGGCGGTGTACAAGATGTACCGCTGCACCTCCACCTCTTCGTCATAGGCTCCCTTTGCGGCGACACCGGGCACGTCCACCACCTTCCAGCGGTCACGGCCCCCGTTGGGGTAGGTCTTGTACTCGTAGTGACTGACCTCTTCCACGCCCGCCACAGCATCGTGGTGGATGGTCTGGGTCTCCTGCTTGAGGTAGCCTTTCGTCAAGTCGGGGTTTTCCATGTGGTTGCCGTTGCTGTCGATAATTTTCATGTGTGCTCCTTTCGGTTATGCCACTCTGCGCCAGATGTACACACAGTATGCCGGGGGCTGGACGGTAGTGGAAGCGCCGTAGATTGATGACACATTTGAAGCGTCAAATGTGATTCTGTCCGGACTTATAAGTTCGCCTTGAAAAGAAAGTGGAACGTCGTTACCTCCTGCGCCTGCGGGTATGAGATTGAACGCTTCGTATCCAGCTGTAACAGAACCGCCAGTACTACTCGAACCAGATGGTCTTGAAATCAATTCACCAGTAATATTCGGCAGTCCAGCCTCTACCGTTGTACCGGCTGGATGCGTGTCGCTTGCACCCCAGATAGTGCAATCCTCAATGCGTTCCCATGTGCCGCCGTAAAGCTCTGCCGGGCTGGTAGCGTTTTCGCTGATGTACAGGCTGCCCACGGGGTGGTCTCGCTCGACTACCGCCGCAAGGACTTGCTGATAGATAGCATAGGCATCAGGGCCAATGCCGTTTTTGAGTTCTCCTAGTGCCATTGTTTCTCCTTTCAGTCAGTACGAAGCCAAGTGCAAGTAAAGTATGCCGGGGGCTGGACGGTATCGGATGCGCCGTAAATGGAGTTGGAACGAGAAGCGTCAAATCCGAAGGGCGCACCACCGGAGGGAATACCGACATTTGTTGAGATGCTGTTATAGCTGTCCTCTCCAGTAGTTGTGCCGTTTTCGTAGAAAGCTCCTGTTATTCTAGTATGTGAATCGTTAGTAAAGCCATCTCGAAGTGCGGCAACAAACTTGCCCGTAATATTTGGCAGTCCCGCCTCTACCGTTGTGCCAGCTGGGTGCGTGTCGCTTGCACCCATTAACACCCTATCTTGCGCAATCTTTTTCCACGTGCCGCCGCCAAATGTCACAGCCGGGTTTTCCGGGCTGATGGTCTGATAGATACTACCCACAGGATGTGCCGCAAGCAGGAAGTTGGAGTAGATGGAGCCGTCACCATAGAACTGACCACCATACTTGATGGGATACCACCGGGCGGAAATTTCCGCAGTCGGAATGTTGTGTGCACGGATACGGATAGCTCCGGTTCGAGTTTCTGGGTTTACAAGCATAGCTTTACCGGCTACGTCTGCGCTTGCAGGGTCGATGCTGACAGATACCACAGTCGTGGACGTAACATCTGCTGTGATATCAATGTAATGCGGGTACTCTGCAACTTCTGTGTCTGTTTGCCACCCCGTAATTGGAATGGAAAGATCATGTGGAACGACGGAGTCTGCTTTGCCTGCCAGAGCATCACCGGTAGCCTTTGCGTCGGCAGGAGCGTTTTCGGTCTTGAGGGTCTTGTCTGTACCGGCCCGCGTGCCTGCCAGCGCGGCACTTGCAGCGGCTTCCTCAGCGCTCTTCTGGGCAGCGGATTCGCTGGCAGAGGAATTGGTTTCGGAGGTGGATGCAGCAGAAGCGCTGTCGGCAGCGGCAGCGGCAGAGGTGGCAGCAGCTTTTTTGCTTGCGTTGGCATCCGATGCAGAACCAGCCGCAGCAGATGCGGCGGTTTCTGCCGTGGCGGTGGAATTTGCCACCTCCTGCAAAGCGCCGGTCTTAGCGTTGCCGATGTCAGTCAGTGCAGCGTCTTTTGTCTGGGTGATGGCCGTGGTGGCCGTAGTCTGGGCTTGCTGGACAGCGGCCACAGAGTCCGCTTTCTGCTGGTCGATGTTTGCCACAGCATCGGATGCTTTTTTCTCGCTGGCTGCCGCCGCATCTGCCTTCTGGGTGGCCGTGGCAGCGAACTGCTCCACATACTCGCCCATCTGGGCGATGTCTTCCCGGACTTCCACACCTTTTTTTGCGGTACGGATGCCCGAGATAACTTCCGGAAAAGTCTTTGTCATAAACTGATCACTCCTGTAGGTGTGTCGTAGATGGTGTCGGTCTCAAAGTCAAAGGTGTCCCACAGCCAGTCCGCACCCGCATCCGCGGTAACATTTCTTTTATACGGATTGCAAGTGCCCTCTATGGTAAAGGCCATATCATGTCGGTTTTTCTCACTGGGGTCTACCCGCCAAAGGCCCTGCCAGTACCAGGCACTGTCCTCATCAAAAACGCACCGAAGCCACTTGCCCTGTAAGGCATTTTCAAGGGCGCTTTGGATGGTTGTCCATTGCTTTTTCGGAGACTTACAGATAAGCTCCAGCTTGATGGTGCGCTGCTTGTAGTGCACTTCCCCATCCAAAGCCCTGGACAGGTCTAGGATAAAGTCAGAGCCCGGGACATTGACAAGCATCGTCTCTGGCTCTGCACCGGATATCATAGGGCTGCCCACCTTCAGATAAAGGCCAAGGTCTTTGAGGGTATGGACATTTCCGATCTGTGCGCCCATCAGCATTTGAGCTCACCTCCGCTCTGGATCACGGCCAGCTGCTCCGGGGTCAGAGGGCTGTATACCAACTTTTCTCCGTCCCACACATAGTGCGAGCCGCCATCCTCCCAGTCCTCCGGGAACTCATCGAAGACCATGCAGTTGTCTGGGAGAGGGTTCGGGATCACTTCTTCAACGCCCCATCCGCCGCTGTAAATGCGACCATCGGAGCACACTTTGCACATAAATTTACAGCCGGGTACTTTCATCTGTCCTTCACCTCACATAAAACCGTATAGTTCTCGTGGCATACAGAGGGAGTCATTTTGTGTCCACCCGTCAGAGACGGGGCTTTCCAGGTCGATACTGAAATTCGTCGGCACTACTACCGGGGTGTAGTTGTTGCCCGTGACATAGTTCGATGTGCGCTCACGACCGGGTCCAAAAGTGATGCCCCCTGAGTTGACCCGCACCGTCCGCATGTGAGTGGTGTTCCACGGGTAAGTCATGGCGTATTCCACGCCATTGACCGGGATGACCATGGTCACACATCCGGCAGTGCCGCCGCTGGCCCACCATGTGGATCCTTTCTTGCTGGTATAGGTCAGATACACAGCAGAAAAATCGGCCAGGTCCAGCGGGATTGTCTGTGCTCCAAAAGAGCTGTTGTCCCCAAAGTCCCAGATACGGGCGTTTCGGATGCCGTAGAAGGTAATCTTTCCAGAGTCGATAGTGCAGCTGCCGTTGCCGTCTGTGATGGAAATGCTATCCGACTTGATGTTGACCATGCTGGAACCGGAAAGCACTTTTATGCCGTCGTTGGTGATCTGCACCCTTTTGTTGGGCAGCTGGTCATGCCGGACGATAAGGCCGTTTTCCGGGGTAAACTCCAAAAAATTGGTAGCCGTTTTGGCTGCTTCACCAGCTTTTTTGTCCACATCGTCCACTCTTTTGTCGTTAGACTTCTGGTACTTGAAAAACTGGTTAAGGGTGCTCTGCTGATATTTTTCAGCGGATGCCGTATCCTCATCCAGCAGGTTGGTGCGGCCCAGGTTGGCCACCTGCCGGTCGGTCAAAGTCTGCCGGGTCATGCCGAAGGTATACTCTTTTTTGTCCGGCTGATCCAGCGGCTCCACCAGCTTTGTGCACAGCATGATGACATCGATGCTGTGGGGCTTGCTGATAATGTGGGCATAGCTGGCAAAAGTCAGCCTGTCCTTGTCATAGCCTGCGTCCCGCAGATCCACAGCCTTGACGGTGTAGCTCGTCACCATCAAGCTGTTTTTCTGAAGATCCTGCACGCCTGCAGCAAAAGTGTCGTTGTCGCTGTCGGTGTCATACTCGCCCAGGGCTGACACGATGCCAAACTTCTGGGCCGCTGCATCATTCTGGATCCATCCGCAGTCGCCGTCACTGCTGTCCAGCCGGTACGAATACCCTTTTGGAAGATATTTATTGACGGTCGCCGCGTCCGTTCCAGAAATGCCATAGCGCTCTTCATGGCTTTCTGTGTACTTTTCACCCCACCACAAAAATTTCCACTTCCACTTTGTCTCCTCGACCGTGTGCTTGCTTCCCATGGGATACACACGGGTAAAAAGACTGTTGGTATCGGTTTTTTCTGTGAAATCCAGCAGGTTCACGCCGTACTCAATGGTCTGGTTGACCAAACGGTCAGCTTCAAAGGCCTGATCGCAATAGTTGAGCACGTTGTTGCCCGTGGCGGGGTTGTAGGTACAGTAAGCATAGCCGCCGTACACCTTGAGCACCATCTTGTCGATGATATCCCAGGTACTGCCGTAGTCTTCGCCCACACCGTAGCTGTCCCGGTCTCCATAGTGCACAACAAGATCACCCAGTGCCGCAGTGACAGTGCCAAGCTCAAAGCGTTTCATTTTCATGTTGCCGCACTGCTGGTTGTGGGCATCGATGAGGTGCTGCAAAAACTGCGCCAACCTTCCCTCGTAGTTAAAAGGGGTGATTGCGCTGTCATTGAAGTAAGACAAAGCGCCCTCGCAGTAGATGACCCTGCGGTTGTACCAGTCTGCCTCATGGCTCAGGACACGCCCGCGCCAGATCTCTTTATCGTCCTGTTCAACGGTGATGCAGGTGGACATTTTTTGCAGGCTCTCATACTGCTCATGGTCGCGCGTCATGGTAAAAGAAAGGCTGCCGCCCTTGCTGACCTCTCGGGTCAGCTTGGGAGACAGCACAAGGGCATTGCGGTTATTGGGAGCGTAGATCAGGCGCTCGTCGTTGGGGTTGCCAAAGGGATATGCAAAAATTTTGTACAAATTTTAATTTCCCCTTTCTGCCAGCGTGGCCAGATGGCCCAGCTGTGCATCAATAGAAGGTGCCAGTGCGCCCACCAGCGTGCCGTCGTCCAGCTTAATGACAGTGTTTGCCGTCTGGGGAAGGTACTGCTGCACCACGTTGTACAGCGCGTCCACGGACTGCTGCATTTTCTGCTGGTAGGACGAAAGCCGCCCGTTTGCCGGGCTTTCGCCGAACGCATAGCCGTCGGTGCGGAAATCGTACCCGGCAAAGCTGCGCTGGCTGCCGTACCAGTAGGCGTCCTGAATGTCCTTGTAGGAAAGCGTCGTGCTCTTGCTGTCAGTGCTTTTCTTTTCGCCGTTTTTACTGCCAAGCCATGCGGCCAGACCGATACCGCCCGCCACAGCAGCCACGCCCAGGATGGCAGCCAGCACAGGGTTGGATGCCACAAGCGAGACGATATTGCCCAGACTGCCCATGATAGAGGTGGCCATGCTGGACACCCCGCTGGCGACGTTGGCCAGCTGGGCACCTGCCCCACCCGATGCGCTTAAGCTGGACAGGATGGAGCCAAAGCTTTGCACCGCTGTCCCCGCTTCTGTTGCGCTGGCAGCAATGCCGTCCGTAAAGAGCGATTTGATGGTAGCGAAGGCCGCTTTTACGCCGCCCCCACTGTACGCGTCATTGATGACACTCAGCGCATCCGCCGCCCACTTGGAGATAAGCTCCCGCTGATCCTGCGATACCTCGCCCCAGATGAGATTTGCCACGTCTGTAGCCAACCCGGCCCAGTTGCGGTTTTTCAGGTCGGTGAACGCGTTTTGCAGGCGGCCAAAGATGCCGTTCGACCACTGCTTCTGCGCATTGCTGAGGTTCTGGTCAATGCGGCTTTGCAGCTCCGTCACGGACAAAACCACATCGTCACAGCTCTTTTGCGTGGTCGTGGTCACTTTTCCGGCCGCATCGGTCACTTTCTTTGTGACCGATTTGATAGTCTTCTCCGTGCCGTCCACCACTTCTTTCCAAGAGTCCGTGATGGTCTCCACGGTCTCCTTTGTGGTGCCCTTGAGCTTTTTGGTGGTGCCGTCGTAGACGTTGTATGTATTGTCGGCAGTCTCCACCACGCGCTGGATGTTACCCACGATGTTTCCCGTTCCGGCAAGGATCTGCTTCGACGTTTCGGTGACGGTATCTGCCAGCTTTTTGGTGTCAGCAGCCGCTTTGGCGGTAGATTTTTTGCTTTTTCCGCCGCCTGTGCCGCCCGAGGCAGTGATGCTGCTTCCGCCGTTTCCGGCGGCAGCGGCTGCCTTTGCCTGCCGTTCCGTCCAGCTTTCGTTGTAGATGCCTTTTCCGTTTTTAGCGTCCTGCCGTCGGCGGTCGTAGTTGCTCTGGCTGTTTTTGTCAGAGCGGTACTGCTTGTATCCTTCGTCACTGTTCTCGTACCCCGCGTAAGCATTCTTCCCAAGGGCTTTGTTGAGCTTGAAGCTCAATTTATCGAGAACGCCGATTCCGGCAGAGCCAAGCTCTCCAAATTTCTTGATGACGGAGTTGATGGGGTTGTTCAGTTCCAGAATGGCCTCGCCGAGCCCCTTCCAGCCGTCCGTCTTGTAAGCTTCGATGGCCGCCACGGTCATATCGTTGAGGTTGGAGATTACCACGCCGATTCCGCTGCTGAGGTCGCCCGTCATGAGCCCGGCCAGCTGGCTCACGTTGTCTTTCAGGGTGGAAACGCGGCCATTCATGGTCTGGCTCTGGGTGTCCATGGCGTTGTAGTAGCGCCCGCCCTCCTCGCTGGCAGCAATAAGGGCATTAGACAGCAGGTCATAGCTGATGGTCATGTTCTGGACTTCCTGCACCGTTTTCCCGGTGTAGTCAGCCAGCACCTGATAAACGTTGATTCCGGCATAGGCAAACTGCTTGATGTCGATTGCGGACGCTTTGCCCACATTGGCGATCTGCTGCAGATTGGCTGCCATGCGGGAAAGCTCCGCGTTGCCTCCGCCCGTGGCGGAAACAGCATCGCCAAGCGCCATGATGACCTTGCGGGAGTAGCTCGCGTTTTCACCGGCGCTGATGAGCAGTTGGTTTGCCTGCGTCAGCGAATCCACGCTGAACGGAGTGCGGGCTGCGTCCTCTTGAATGGCCGCCATGGCCTCATTGGCCGCCTGTGCATCGCCCAACATATTGGTTAGACCCACGCGGTAACTTTCGATTTGGGCGTTGTACTCGATGCCCATAGACACAAACTGCTTTGCACCACTGAGGGCCGCGGTGGAAAGCGTGGAGATGGCAGAAGCCAGAAGCTGCGATTTTGTCAGCGCCGCCGTCAGCCCACTTCCCGTACTGCTGGCCGATTTGCCAAAGGAGTCCATGCCGTTGTTTGCGGATTTCAGGGCGGAGGCGGTTGTTTTGAGCTGTGCCTCAGCTGCTGCAAGCTGATTTTTCAGCTCTTTGGTCTCAGCCGAGGTCTTGCCCGTCTTGGCGGCAGATTCGTTATACTGCTTTGTCAGTTCCAGAACGCTTTTTGCGGCCTTGCTGTACTCGCTGGAAAGCGCCGTCACGGTCTTTTTAGTCTCGCTCTGGACGTTGTTGATGCCCCGCTCATACGCGGACGTGTCCAGCCCAAGAGTGGCCATCAATTCAAAAAGTTTCAGGGCGTATCACCTCCGTTCAGCCCGGCCAGAATACGAGCCTTGATTTCCTCTGCGCTCTGCTGGGGCAGGGCGGGAGTATTAAAGTCGGGCAGGGTGTCCACCCAACGACACTCCATGCCCACAAGGCCAGCCAGAGCGTCCGTGATGTAGGCGCGGTAGCTCTTCTCGTAAGCTTCCTGCTGCATCGCATTGACGCAATGTTGGGCAATGTAGGGTTTGCCAATGGCTTTCAGCATATCCAGCCGGATGGATGAGATCAGCCGCCGATATCGGTCTGAGCCAACCTCACCAACGAGGATAAAAAATCCAGCACATCCCGGTCGTTGATGGTCTCCGTGATGACGCGCAGGGTTTTGAAGGGAGTCATCTTTTCGGGGTTGCCGTCCTTGTCTGTTTCCAGCTCATACAGCAAAGGCAGCAGCTCCGCTGTGTTCTGAGCATTGTCGAACAGCAGCTTTTTTGCCATTGCCTTGATGTTCTTGCGGCCCTGGGCTTCTTTCTTTGCCTTGAGCTCATCGGGAGTTTCACTGCCCGTGAGGATGGGGCCGACTTTGCGCAGCTCCATCACCTGCGTCTCGGTCAGCAGGGTGGCCACCTTGTCCGCGATCATGTAACAGTGGCGCAGAAATTCTGTTTCGTCCATCTGGTTGAGAGTTTTCATTGTTCCACTCCTTATGCTGCCGCGTCTTCGCTTACAAAGAACTCCATTGGGACGGTCTCGTCGCCCATGCGGACACAGCCCGTCAGGGTGACGGACACATTGCCCTTGCCCTTGTCGGTTGTCTTGAGGGACAGGCCACCCGTGCTGATTGCGTTGTCCAGCCGAACAGCCACATAGCCGCCGCCGATGAGGTCGCCCACAAACCAGATGGTTTTGAAGTCGCCCGTGGTCTTGTCAGTTTTGAACGTCATGCGGGGCGTTACTTTGCCCCCGGCCACGTCCGCTGCGCCCAGCGCCATGCGGATGACCTCGGCGGAGGTATTCAGCGCGGTGAAGGCCAGCGTGCAGTCGTAGTCCTCAATTTCCATGAGCTCCACGGTGTTCTTCTGGCAGTTGTCCACATCTTCGCCCAGGTCGGTGATGTTGGGGGTGCAGGTGGCGGTGATGCCGCCAGTGGTTGCGCAGATGATGTCGGCATCAGCGACGGCGGTCTGGACCTCAGTGTTGAACTTGTTCAGCACAAGGCCCGCGTTGATCTGCATGGACTTGAATGCTTCTGCGGAAATTTTGGTAAATTTTCTTCCCATAATTCTCCTTACTCGCATAGCTGCGTGATCTCAAAATTCAGGTACTCGCACAAATAGCCCTCGGGCGGGTTGTCCATCGGCTGGGCCCACGGGGTGCCTTTGCGCAAAAGAATAGCGCCGCCCTCGCACGGCACGGTCAAACCGCCTGCAAGGGCTGCGCTAATTTGGTCTTCGGTCTGTAAGATGGGTAAACGCCCTGCGCTGCTTGGATACCACAAGCGGCCATGAAACGACGCTTCCTCGTTCCAGCCGCCGGGGACGGCGGGCTTGTAGGTCAGGTAGGGCAGGGAAGCGGCGGGCGGGATGTTGTCTTCCAGATAGCCCGGGATGCCAAATCCGTTGAAAAAAGCGTTCAGTGCCCGGTTGATGCTCTCAGACGGTCCCATTACGGCAGCACCGCCTTTTTGCACTTGACGGCCCGCAGCCCCATGCCGGATTCCGGCGGGGCTTTGCTTTCGTCCGCTGTGCTTGTGATCTGAAAGGTCTGCCCGTCGCTTACCCGCTTGATATAGTCCGGGAAAGCCAGCGGCACACCTGTGTTAACCAGCAGCGTATAGGTGGAAGCGGTGTCAGCCTGCTCCGCCACCTGAGCTTCCACAGTGGTGTCGTGGCGCTCCACAGCCTCAAACTCGGGGCCATCCTGCCAGCCGGACACAAAGCCGCCCACGCCGTCCGGCTCATAGCTGCGGGTCTGAAAACGGTATTTTTGGGTAAAGCTCTGCATCACGGTGGATGCAGTGAACGAATTGACCATGTCACATCTTCCTCCACTGATTGATCTCGGATTTATAGCGGGTCTTTCCGTCTGCAGCAAGCCCGTCCGTGCCTGTAGCCATCGTGCCGGACCACCCGGCAAAGGACTGGGACACATACACGCCGCTGGACGGCAGAGCCTTGTCGTATGCGTCGATTTTTTCAGCCAGCGCAACAAAAGCAGGCGGCACGCGCATGGGCTGCACCGTCCCGGTGAAGGTCTCGGCGGTCAGATCGCCGTCTCCGGCCTTGTGCACGCCGTCATTGAAGATGGATCCGCACACGAGGAAATACTGCCCCGGCACTACCCCGGCGGGAACGGTATCCGGCTCAAAGGCGAACTCCCCGGCAACGGGGTCGTCCGCCCGGTCAAAGAAATTGTGCGTGTAGACGCACAGCTCCGGTACAGTCATGGGGCGTCCTCCTTACAAAGGGGCGATCACTCGCCCGGGGTAATGGTCTCGACAGCGATACCATCCAGATACTCAGCAAACAGGGTCACGCCCATAATGGCGTAGCTCTCGGAGGTTGCAGTGCTGTAGTTTGCCTGAGTGTGGAAGCCGATGAGGTTGCTTGCCTCGCCTGCGGTCCGGTAGACCAGACCTGCGCGGGCAAACTCGCTATCCGCAGGATCCACATAGTACATGACGATGTTGTCTACCGGGGTGGCAATAACCTTTCCCTTCGCGATCTCACTGTCGGACAGCAGGAAGATGGTGTTGTAGCCCATGAAGTCCTTGATGTACTGGAAGCCGAACTGGTTCTGCACGGTGATATTGGCATTGCCCAGATAGTCGTACACGTCCATCACGTTGACAAAGCCAACAACGCCGGTCACGGTGCGATGCATGGTCTTGAACTTGTTCTCGACCGCGCCCTTGGCATGTGCCAGCGCCATCTGGAAGGTCTTGGGAGTGCCCTTCAGGGTGCCGGTGTTCAGGAACTTGTAGAACTTATCCGTTACCAGAGCGGTCAGGTCGTACAGGAACTCATCATCGGTCTTCTGCACGGCGACATCGTAGCCGTAATTCTGGATCGCCTCAAGGGTGACAGACTTGCCGTACTTGTCGATGGTGATCTTGCCGTACTCCTTCTCCTTGACGGTGTACTTGCTGAACGGGATCTCTTCGCCCTCGCCCACGGTGCCGCTCTGCAGGGTGCCCTGCGCATACTTGCTCTTGAGCACGGTGCCAGGCTGCATCCGGATAGGGCGCATGATGCCCAGAATGGTGCGCAGATGGTCCCAGTTGCGCTGGAAACGGGTCACAAAGTCGATTTCACGCGAGGCTACGGTGATATCGGTGGTCATGGTGATATTTTCTTTTGCTGCCATATGTTATTCCTTTCCGCCGCCTGTAAACAGGTCGACATTTGCTGCAATGGCCGCCTGGCGTTCGCCAGCGTCCTTGATTGCAAAAATTTGGTCTTTGGTCATTTTGGAGCCGGTGTTGGTGGGCGGGGTGTCCACCTTTGCGCCGGTGGTGGTCGTAGTGCCCACGAAGTCGCTCCAATCAGCTTTCAGGCTGTCGGCGTGCTTTTTGGCGTCCTTGACCTCGCCCTTATCGTCCAGCTCCAACTTGTCGATATCCTCGCCAGACAGCCGCACGACCCGATCAGCATACTTGTCCAGCACCCCGGCGGACTTCAGCAGCTCCCGGAACTTGGCTTCCTTGGCTGCGTGGGTGTCCTTCTGGGTCTGCTGGGCTTTGTAGTCGGTCAGCGCCTTTTCAGCGGCCTGCTTGCCGATGCTGGCTGCGTCGCGGTCCTTTTCGGCTTTGGCGAGGGCTGCGTTCTTCTCATCGAGCTGGTTCTGCAAGGTGTCCGTTTCCTCATGCAGCACGTCCAGAATTTTCTTGAGCTTGCCGCTGGTGTCGGTCGTTTCATCTTCCAGAATCGCCCGGAGAGTCTTGCGTTCGAGTGCCATGTGATAGTCCTTTCTGCCCTTGCTCGGGCTGCCATGCTTGGCAATAAGGTTTAATTTGCCGGACGTGCTGCCGGCGTGGTGCCGCTTGCAGGAATCGAACCCGCGTCCTCTGGTTACAAATCAGCAGCTCTACCATTGAGCTAAAACGGCATAAAAAAGCGGCTGACGCTGTGCGCCAACCGCTGAGTATTAATTTGATTTCTGAGAAGCTACCATAATAACGCGATTTCCTTTTCCATACGCATTATCGCAAAGTTCCTGAAGATGTTCTCTTGCTTTCTGCATTTCAACCAAAAGAATTCGTTCTTTTGTTTCCTGCAGGTAATATGGAGAAAGGTCAACGCGTGGGGCGCTGTTCCGTTCAAACATTTCTTGAAGTTTTTTGAGGTCTTCAAACGTACATCCTTCAACCATAGCGGTGTAAACAATGTTATCCATGTGTTTAAGCCTCCTTGTTCGCTTCTTCTACCGCGATCTCTCGCAGCTCGTCAATGTGTTCTTCCACCGCCGGGCGGAGGAACGGACGGGGGGCCATGCCCCGGGTAAAGTGCCACTTGCCGTTGAAGTCTTTCCAGACCCACGGCGTTTTGCGTCCGTTGCCTTTCTCGGCAAAGATGCCCGTGCCAAGCTCCACATAGACGCTGTAAAAGAGATTTGACCCGATGGTCACAGTCTTTTTGGCGAGGTTGAGGGCAAAGGTCAGGCTCTGCTTGAGCGCGCCGCCCACGTAGCCCTCAATGCCTGTGCTGTCTGCCGTTCCAGTAGGCACAAGCAGCTGGGCGTAGTCTTGCACTTTCATGCCCCAGATGATCAGCACCCGCTCTGCCCATGAGTCCAGCGCCTCATGCAACTGCGGGGTGTTGTCGGTGAATTTGATGTCGTAGTTAAAGTTCACGGCTTATCCCTCGGTTCTCGCTTTTTCTTTAAGATGCGACCGCACTCAGGGCAGAAATTCAGCGGCCCGGCCCGGTGAGTAATAACGCCGCGCACGCCCATGTGTTTCCGGTGCTTTTTGGTGATGAGGCTTACTTGGTAGGTGGTATATAAATCAGGATCATCTTTTGGCTCGTGTTCTTTCCACCACTTGAGCCGCTCGCAAAATTTGCAAGGCTTCTTCTCATCCATGCTTTGCAACCTCCTTCTTTCTCTTGCGCTCTTCCGCCCACCACATTTGCTCTTTCTCTTTGCCGCCCTTGGATTTATACCACTCGGTGTAATCCATGACGGGGGTGGTCTCTTTGGTCACATTGTCTCGCTGCATGGCGTTCTGCCGGGGATACTTGCCCAGCGCAGAGGACAGCACACAGCGGCAGTGGTAGACCATCTCCGGGGCGGCGTTTGGGTCGCCGGGGCGCTGAATCTCGTAACCCATGACCTTGAAAGGCTCGTCAAGCTCTGCCGTCTGCTGGTCAAGCAGGCGGTGCATTTCACGGGTGCGGTAGTCGTGGGTAGAGTTCCAGCGCTTTTTGACCTCGATGCCCAAAGCCTGGGCGTTGCGCATCTGCTGCAAAGCCCCGGCGTTTTGGGCGCTGGTAAGGGCTGTGATGGCGTTGTTCATGGCCCAGTGGATCTCCGTGTCTGCCATGCCGTTGACGGCCTGCACGGCGATGTCGTGGACGCTCTTGCCCTGCACGATGCCCTGCATGACGTAGCGGTTGAACACCCTGGCGTCATAGGTGCGGTTGCTCTCGCTCTTGATGCGCTTATTGGGCACCATGCGGGGGTTCTCTTTCAGCAGGAGTTTAACCGATTCGGTGTTGTACAGGGTCAGCCCGAACGTCACGCCTGCGGCCTGTTCCAGCTCGTAGAAAGCCCAGTTTGCGCCAAAGGAAAAGATGTTGTATTGCTCGTCCCGGGCTAGCTTGTAGGCCGTCTCTTGGGCCGTGGTGCAGGTCTGGGTGATGCCGTCAAGCTTGGCGTGCATCAAATCGGACTGAAAGACCTGATTTTGCAGCCAGATGCGGTAATCCTCTTCGGTGATCTCGCCTGCATCCAGCTGTGCCCGTTTGCGCTCGTCCAGCGCTTTGTACTTTGCCAGAAACTCGGTAAGCTGCTCCTGCATCTCCCGGCGGGCAGTGCCGTACACCCGGAGGATGCGGCGGCGCAGGCGGTTCAGCTGGCGGGTAGAGATGCGGTCACGGTCAGAAATCACGTTTCATCACCGTCTCCCTCCCCCTCGCCCACGGTCTCCCGTGTTGCGCTCTCAGCCATCAGCGCGGCCTTGGCCTGCTCCTTTTGTTCCGGGGTGAGGTTGGGCAGCAGGTCGATGGCCATGTCCTGTCCGATGATGGCGGCCTCGGAAATCACCATGCTGACCTGCTCAGCTGTGTTGGTGATCTTGCTGCGGTTGAATGTCGGCATAGCGTTTTCAAAGCCAGCCAGTGCGCAGATCTGCCGGATGAACGGCTTGACCTGCGCCTCGAAGTCGTCTGCGTTCTGGTTCAGCGGCTCATAGGCTGCATCCAGATGGTCGTTGGTGCTGTCTGCACTCACGCAGTGCACATCCAGACCGCCGAAGTCCTCATACACCCGGGTGTGGAGCAGCTCCAACAGAGCCTGCCGGGCCGTCACAGGGATCTCGGTGGTATAGGGGGTGATCTTACCGCCCTCGCTAGTGTCTGCGCCTGCAATGTGGTACAGATTCAGCTTGACAAGGAACTCCTGCAGTTCGTCATCGGTCATGCCGTTGAAGTTCTCGCACAGCCAGTAGATCTGCGAAAAGTCCTGCAGGTCATTGCAGAAGCCAGACATCACCAGATCGGTGTTGTCAATGTAGGCTTTCAAGCCCACAAGGGTGCTCTGGTGTAGGTCTGAGCCCCACAGCGGCACAATGGGAAGAGCGCTGTAGTTTTCGCCCTCTACGCTTTCCAGCCCGCCGCCGGGTGTGGTGACGGTCACGCTCTTGTATGCCTGCTTCGGCGTTGTCTCTTGCATCACATTGCCGATTTTGCTTTCCGTGTACTCAGTGAAGCCGTCTAGCTCGTACAGGATATAGTGCATATCTGTGTCCGGGTTCAGCCGCCAGAAGCGCACACCCGCCTGCAAAAGGCTTGTCTTCTCATCGTACAGGGGCGCAAACTCGGTCAACTTGAAAACCACCAAGTGGTCGTTGTTCCAGAATCCGAAGCTCTCGCCGTGGATCAGGGCGAAATATCCGGCCTTCTGGATCTGCTCATCAAAGTTCTGCCCCAGTCTGTCCTTGTCCACGCCCTCGTCTGCAAAGACCACACCGTTGCCGAGGGAGTAGGTCGCCCGCTGCTTGTTGAGCCGCCGGAAAAGATTGCTCTTGACCATATCTGGGTGTGGGGTGTCTTGCTTGGTGTTTTTGGATAGGCGCTTCAGCATCAAAGCGTAAGCCTGCGCAAAGCGTTCAGCCCCCGGGTTTTTCTGGGCATCGTACAGGTCGGCGTCCAGAGCCATCTTGTAGGGCTTGGAAGCGCAGTGTTGCTGCACGAACCGCCGGATGAAATCAGGCTGTTCCCCGGCGGCTTGCGCCTGCTGAAATGTCTGGAATGTGTATACAGTGCTCAAAATCAATCCCTCAGTTTCACAAGGCGCTTTGTGCGCACGAAATAGCGGATAGCGTCCATGCAGTGGTCGTTTACCTTCAGCACGGTGTCGTCTTTATCCGGGTCCCAAGCGTACACGCCGAACTCTTCCAGCGTGTGCTTGCAGTCCTTGTATATTTTCAGCCGCCCGGTCTGCAGCATGGTCTGCACGTCCAGAATGCCGCTCAGAACGTCATTATTTGCGGGGGTCTGGGTAAAGCCATTCTTGCGCAGTTCCGTAATCAGGGGCAGGGCAGAGGGGTCCACAATGATCCTCTCCGGCTTGAGACCATCCAGCCACGCCTTGAGGTCTGCAACATACTCGCCCACGGTCTTTTGCCGCTTCTGTTCCCGGCCGCTGTAGTAGTACTCCCGGGTGACGATCCAGCAGTCTGCATCTGCCTGCTTCTGGAACAGCAGAAAGGTCGTTGCGTTCTGGGTGCCAAAGTCACACGCCACATAAGTGCTCTTTGGAGACAGCGCCGGCAGCACATCAACGACGTGCTTCTTGCGGTCGAACATGTCATAAACAAGGCCCTCCGCCACCGTCCACAGGCCCAGAATGTAGCGCTGATAGAAAACGCCGCTGTACTGGCTGCGGTATCTGGCCTTGATGTCCTCGGAAAGTGACAAGTTGTCGTCCATCGTGAAATGGAGATACATCATCCTGCGGGAACGGCATTTCCGCACCCATTCCAGATAAAACCAGTGCTGCGGGCTGCCCGGGTTGCAGTTGAACCAGAACTTTGACCCGGTGACAGAGCAACGGGCTGTGGCCTGATTGACGAAGCTCTGCGGCATCAGGGCCACCTCGTCGAAGAATGCCCCGGCAAGGGTGATGCCCTGGATCAGGTCCTGGCTGCTCTCGTCCTTGCCGCCGAAAAAGTAAAACTCGTTGGTTCTGCCGCTCTTGCTGACGGTCATGCAGTTTTCTGCCCGGTGCTCCTTGACGTTGTAGCCACGGGCTGCAAGCTGCTGCTTGAGCGTGCCCATCACGTTGCGCCGGAAGCTGGCGATGGTCTTGCCACACATGGCAAACTGCTGGCCGCTGTAGCAGGTCATAGCCCACTGGACGAAAGAGAAGCTCATGGCAAAGGTCTTGCCAGAGCGGATAGCGCCATCGGCAATGATGCCGTTGTAGCCGCTGTATGCGCTCTGCGGTGTCCACCAGCAAAGAACCATCTTTTGCCGCTGGCTGAGGGCTTTCCAGCGAAAACCGTTACTTTTCCGCATTGTCGTCCTCTTCCTTTGGCAGCATCTCCACGTCATCCGGCGGGCTGAGGTCTGCGGCGGCGCTCAGTGCCTCCACAAGACCATCGTCCGGGACTTCTATGCTATTCTGGTCTCCCAGCATGGCAAACTTGTCCACGATGGTGCCGAAGGCCGTGGACAGCTGCGGCAGCGTCGCTTCTGCAATTTTGTCCGGGTCGGCCATCGCTTTGAGATACAGCCCGAGAAGATCCTGCGCTTCCACGCTTTTGCTGCCTAAGTAGGAAAGCATGTCCTGCGTGTTCTGCTCTTTTTTTTGGGCGCACAAATCCGCACACTTGGGATTGTCTTTCACGATTTTCCGCACGGTGCTTTCTGCCACGTCGTTCAGCTTGGAGGCTCTGGCGTAGCTCTGCAGCTGCACATAGTCAGCAACGATCTTCTTTTTTTGCTTATCTGTCAGCCGCTTTGCGCTCACCGCCACCACCTTCCTAAATTCTTGATGTCATATTCAAATTTCACTTTTCCATACCTCTGCCAAACCACTTATTTAAGTTTTTGTCTGCGCGTTTGCGTGCGCGTTCGTATGTAGAAGAGGTAATTTCTGTTTCGCTGCGGCCTTTGCCGTTTGGCTTGCTAGAGTTTCTGTATTCTTCAAGCGACTTATACTTGAATTTTTTTGCTCTTTTAGTTCTTTTTTCCCTAT